GTGATAGTCTGTAGGTACCATTTCGTCTGTACTTGACACGGTTTTCCGTATAAGTTGGGGCAGTTCAAACGGTTCCCACATCCACTCCCAGTTCTGTGGATTTATTAATAAGTAGCCGGTGCTGACCTCATTCCGGTGAAACGAGGTTGTCATAGGACTACCTGGATATACAATATTCCGTTGCGTGTTACTATGAGCGTGTAAGTCGCCTGCAAACACTAAGGAAAGTCCTCAAACCTATCTAAGGCCACTTCGGGCTTGACGTGTGGTGGTATCTCTCCTCGAACATGAGTGAACAAAGGTTTTTTTGGGTCAAACAGTTCAATAGCATTTTTACGATGAAGATCTGCGTATGGTAATACTCCAAATCCAAAATCGTTATCATAGTATGACATATCAACTACTTTTACAAGCGGGTTAATATCTCTGGAAACTTTCTTCAATTGAGTAAAGAAAGTCTTGTTTTTCTTTGTAGCTTCGTGATTGCCATCATAGATAAGAGTTGGGATACTTACCTTCGAGATAAACTCAAAGTAAAGCTCCAACTCTTCCATGTTCGGCAGACGGTCAAATAAATCACCACCAATAATGTGCATATTGCACAGCTTTTCTAGTCCGTGGACTTGTTCGAAAAACTTTCTGTAGCGATCAGTAGCCCACTCACGAGGTACATTCTTCTGTCCTAGCTTGATGTGCCAGTCTGCCGTAAATAAGATCATCCGATGTTAAACTCATCTTCCAAGGATTCATCAATATCGCCCGCTGCATCTTCACGAATCTCATCGAGAAGAGTCTTCTGGGCGTCTGGTGTAGGACGAGGCATAACGTCATCCATAGACTTTAGGTCTGCAATCGCTGCCATCTCGCTTTCGCTAAGAGCACGTTGCTTACACTTCAGTACTTGTAACTGGTACTCTACGTTGTAAGGAAGAGGTCCAGTCTTGACACGCTTGAACTTAACGTCCCAACCTGTCTCTGGGTCTGTAGGATCGCCCAGATCTTCTGCTGCTGTAAGAATGGCTTCGAACAGCTTCTTCTTGAGATTGATGATTTTTACTTCACCGTTGTCAATACACTGCATTGCGTAGCTCCACCCACACTTTAGGTCGGGGTAGTACTCGCGAATCCAGTCTTTCTCAAGATTGTTGAATCGCTCTTCGTTACGGTCGAAAGACAAGCACTCAAAAGGAATGTTCTTGCCGTTCTTACCTTCGAGCCAGTAAACGTATCGTGCGAGTACGTCACCTACGAGACGAACTTCGTTGTCTCCATCTCGGTATGCGTAAGAAGTGATTGATGATTTTTTAGCGCCGCCAGCGGCTTTGTTGAATGATAGTGCCATTAGTGTATGTTCTCCTGTGTGACTTCTTCGTATAGAAAATGAACTTTGTCATTATCTACACGTAGTAGGCTGTTGTCTTCAAAAAATTCTTGTTCTATCTCACATTGGAGTAGATCAAGTGTAGTGTCCCCAGTGATTAAATAGTCCGCGTACGGACGCATGGAAGCTACTGCGAGATACTGGGCAATCTCGCGGTACTCATACTTGTATGCGTTATGAAGCAATACATCTGGATGAAGAAGAAAGGATTCGCCAGTAAAATGCTTGTCAGCAAATTTATACATGTCATCATATTTGTTCTTCGGTATCGCCTTCGTTACAAGCATTTTAAAGATAATGAACATCGCCAGTGGACTTCCATCTGCCGCTTCAAAGATCTTTTTCCAATCGTAGAATAACATATTATACTCTCATTTGAGGCATTTGTCAAGAAGTATTTTTCTATGTTCAAAGCTGTTTAATTTGATAACCTTGTTTCATGTAGTAGCCCATTCTGTTAGACGCTTGTCTTTGGGCCGTCTTTCCCTTTAAGTGAATATCAATAATTACTGGATCGCGCTTATTATCATGCTTCCTAACAACCCGCCCGATAAGTTGGGTAAGTAAGGGTTCATTATTAATAGGAGTGGCAAGTATAAGGCAAGAAAGAGTATTAACGGATATACCTTCACTAAAAATTGCTTGAGTTCCATATAAAACATTCTTATCTCCATGTAAAATTTCACTTATAAGTTCTTCTCTTTGCTCATGTGGTACCTCGCCCGTAACACATATAGCTTTTTAACCAGTCAGTTCGGCGCAGCTCTT